TGATGGTGATAGTAGCAATCTTCAAAATAACTTTATAGGTATTACTGGTTATGATGATTTAGTCATTGCCGCTGATGAGGCAAATAATGCTAGTGCTTCAACTATACAATTTAGAGTAGACGCTACAGAACGTATGCGTATCGATGCGTCAGGTGTAGCTATTACATCTCCTTCTAACGCTCGTGCTTTAAAAATGCAAAACGGTGCAAATAACTCAGCGAGTCAAATAACATTTTTGAGTGATGATGGAACAGAAGATAGCTTTATTAGAAATCAATCATCGAGTAGTGCAGTAGATACTCTTTCGCTTGGAACAGGCGGCTCAGAGCGTATGCGTATTGATAGCCTTGGAAACGTAGGTATTGGAGTTACACCAAAAACAGGTGGATCAACTTGGCAGCATGTACAGTTTGGCGGTACTGGTAATATAATAGCTAGACAGAGTGACAGCACTGTAGATGTTATCTTTGCTAACAACTATTACATAAACTCAAGCGATCAAGATAGTTACATAACCACTGGTGATGCAGCTAGAATGTTTTTTAACGATGATGTTATTACATTTAGTAATGCAGGGTCAGGTTCAGCCGATGCTGCTTTAACATTTGTTGAACGTATGCGTATTGACAGCGATGGTAATGTTGGGATTGGTATTGCACCAAGAACAAAGTTAGATATATTTGGCACTGGGGCAGGAAATGCAAGAGTGCTTATTGAGGGCGAAGGTGGTGCTGATCCTTATATAAACTTTCTTGCCAACAACGCACAGCACTTTTCAATAGGTATTGATGATAGCGATAGTGATAAATTTAAAATAAGTAAAAACTCAGCATTAGGTACAAACGATTTTTTTACATTAGATGTTAATGGTAATGTTGGGATTGGCTTATCTGCAAGCTTATCTGGTTTAAATGTTAATGGTTCTGTCCGTTCACAAAATAGTTCATCACACATAAGCTATCATGGCTTTACAGCTTACACTGGTACTTCAACAGCAGGTGGTATGTTTTCTTATATGGGAGGCGATGGACGTAACACTGGATTCTTAAACTTTGCTACCAACGACACAGAACGTGTGCGTATAGATAGTAGTGGGAACTTCCTTATAGGAACTACTACACTTCCTGATGGTAGTGCTGATGGAATTGGTTTACGTGCAGATTCAGGTATAAGAAATTTTTCCAGAGGTAGTACAGCAGCAAGGTTTCAATTACAATTTATGAACCCAAACGGTGCTGTTGGTAGAGTAGAAACAAATGGGTCTGCCACACTTTACGCTACATCGTCAGATTATCGTCTAAAAGAAAATGTAACAGACGTGACTGATGGTATTACAAGAGTTAAACAACTACAGCCAAAACGGTTTAACTTCATTGCAGATGCAGACACTACGGTAGATGGTTTCCTTGCACATGAAGCGGCAACAGTAGTTCCAGAATCGGTTTCTGGTGAAAAAGATGCTGTGACAGAAGAAGTGCTTTATGTTGACGGTGATGAAATACCAGAAGGTAAAAAGGTTGGTGATGTAAAAACTCCATCCAAAATTCAACCACAATCTATAGATCAATCTAAACTTGTACCACTGCTAACGGCTGCACTGCAAGAAGCAATAGCCAAGATTGAGACATTAGAAACTAAAGTAGCGGCACTGGAGGGAGAATAACATGTCAGGATATATAGGCCCATTACCAGTACCACAGGGCATACAAAGAAAACAAAGCTTTACAGCCACTGCAGGTCAAACAACCTTTAACACAAATGGTTACACAGATGGTAACTTTATCACTGTATATCTCAACGGTGTACGGCTTATAAATGGTACTGACTACACAGCTACTAATGGTAGTGACGTTGTGCTTACTACTGCAGCAGCAGCTAGTGACGTACTGGACTTTGAGACATTCCAAACGTTTAGTTTAGTTGATCAAACATTTGATAATGTAACACTAAAAAATCCTACCCATGAAGACACAGACGGTGGTAGAGAAAGTGCAGTAACATTTAAAGGTGAGCAATCAGG